TACTCTACAAAGTTATCTACATCAAGTACATCTAAGTCAGCACCTTTCTTCATGTAGTTCTCCCATAAATACTCTTGTTCACTAAAAGCTGGTCTGCTCTCAAAGTCAGGCATAAAGTTCTCTTTCACGACACACCCCCTGTTTTCCAAACATACACAAACATCGCTGGTGCAAGCATAAGGATAGCTGCCACAGCACCCCAAAATATATCTTTCCATTCGCCTTTAAAGTCTTTCATATTGCCACCGATAACAATTTATACATTTTTACTGCTTTATCACGATTAACTTTAGATACATTTCTAAACCAACTTTTGCCATGGTTGCCTGTTTCATCATAAGCATTGCCTGACAAATATCTTTGTTGGCAAATCTCAACATATCCATGCTCTCTAAAAACTACATAAAACTTGTTTCCATCTACATAAAATACATCAAATTCTGGTTTCATTTTTATTCCCTTTCAAAGAAATAAGCAACATTGCTTATGTAGAACTATACAGATATTTGTAGAGATTTGTAGAATATTTACTAGGGATATACCCTAATATCTACATTTCTACAGAATTAGGCTAGAATCAAAGATCTACAAAAGGAGAAGATATGGATACTGTTGCACAAAAACAACACTTTGATAAATTGCTAGAAGTGTTTGGCAGCTACAAAGATATAGCAGACAAGCTCGGCATGAAGTATGTAACTGTCTATGCCTGGTCAATGCGTAACAGCATCCCACAAAAGCACCACAAAGCCATAATTATTGCCTCAGAAGGCAAGATAACAGAGCAAGATCTTGGCTAGTCTTAATCAGCGCACTATCGCGCTAATGACCGAAAGAGGCTACCAATGCGATGTCGTGGAATCGTACAACGCTTTTACCAAACGAAAAAAAGATTTGTTTGGCATATTCGACATATTGGCTATTGGAAACGGAGAGACTGTAGCCATCCAACTTACTTCCAAAAGCAATATGTCTACTCGGATAAAAAAAATAAGCGAATCGCCTATGTTGCCAGAAGTTTTAAGGTCAAATTGGCGCATCTTGGTTTTCGGCTGGTACAAAAAAGAAAATGGGAGGTATGATTATAAAGAGTTTGAGTTCTAACCCTACTCCCCCATACCCTCTCCCATAGGGGGGAGGGGTAGAGGGATACTTAGCAATTTAGCAGCTTTTTAAGAGCTTAATAGGCTTAATAATTACTTAATAGAGGGTTTATTGTCATTTTTTGGTTTATAATAGAATCGTCTGGTGTGGCAACCAAGGCACGAATAAGAGTAACAACCCCAGTATTTTTAGGCGGGGTATGTGTAGTTGTAGACAGTCAGCGAGAAATCTCTTATTCAACTGTCAACAGTTGCCCATGCCAAGGGACATACCCCTCCTAAGACTATTGGGGTTTTCCTTTTGCAACCAGACAAGCGTTAAATGCTGCACGCTATAGAAAAATGCTAGATGGGCTAGAGGGTCTGCGAGGAAGTGGCAGACAGCGAGGGTCGACACCTGCGATAGCCGAGTAGTTTGGTACAAGCCAGCTATTCAGATTTTGCAACAAGATACATCACTTGTAGAAATCATCACCTCGGTGATGTTGGTCGTTCTTTTGTCTTTAGGATATGGATATACAAAATATATATACAAGATGTATAGTTATTTAAATATTTACCTACAAGTTGTATTTTGTAACATAAACATTACCTAAAGGTAATTAATGTATTAAATATGGATCATTATGGATGAACAAACATACAGAGAACAGGCTCTACAATTCTTAGAGAAAGAGGATCGTTTTACTTGTAATGCCTTTCCCTGTCTAGGAGACGATAAAGGACATGGGTTTGATGAACATTATGTTTACCATGTTGCCTGGGCAGTTAGAAAAATAAACGAAGTAAACCCCAAGATCCATTACGACATTAGCTCATCTCTACATCTCTGTACTACCCTAGCAGCCACCATTCCCACTAAGTTTTTTGACTATCGCAAACCAAACCTACAAGTACCAAATTTATTAGTAGGCAGAATAGACATTAGTGTAGAAAACCTAGACCCTGTAGAGTCTCTTTCTTGTTGCCATGTTGTAGAACATATTGGTCTTGGGAGATACGGAGATCAGTTAGACAATACAGGCGATTTAAAAGCCATTCAAAACCTTAAGAAAAGTGCAGGGAAGCATTTATTCTTTGTCGTGCCTGTAGGTATCCCCTGTGTGGAATTTAACGCCCATAGGATCTATAGCCCTGTCTATATCGCCTCATTGTTCCCAGAGTTCAAGTGCCAAGAGTTTTACCTTATTCCAAATAACGGAGAAAAGCCAAGTGTCAGTCTTATACAAGAGTTAGACCTACCTTATGCCTGTGGATGCTTTCACTTTATTAGGGAAAATACTTAACACTTATTTGTAGAACTCGTATAAGATTATTAAAGTTTCATGCACTTTAGGGGAAAAAATGATTATTAAATCAAAGTTTTGGTATATCTTACAAAAGCATATAGCGTTGAGAAAAAAATGAGTGCGTGGTTAATTATCGTTACAGGTCTGATTTATGCCTACATAGCTGTAGAGCAAGGACTAAAGGGTAATATGCCTATGGCGGTGGTATATGGCGGCTATGGGTTCAGCAATATAGGGCTTTTTATTTTGGCGAGTAAATAATGCATTGGAATCATAGAGTGGTAGACTTTTCAGACGAGAACGATGGAGAACCTTGGGTCGAGGTGTGCGAGGTCTTTTACGATAAGAACCATGAGCCTTATCTGTACACAGCAAGAGGTGTTGGTGTGATGGGAGAAGATAAAGAAGAAGTAAAACAGACTTTGTATAGAATGTTAGATTGCTTAAATAAGCCAGTTCTTATGAAAGCAGACTTTAATCAAAACATAAAGGTGTGGATGGATGCTAATACAGATTAAACGGATTAGAGAAAACATAGATGGCTCTGCTAATGTAGAAGTAGTATTTGATAGTCAGGGTCATAAAATGTTGTTGCAGCATGGTTTAGAAAGTATGTTGGTGAAGGCAATAGAAAACATGAAAGGGAAAAGGGAAAATGAAATTCGAGAACTTTTGGTTGCAATATCCAAAAAAGGTCGGAAAGCTAATAGCAAAAAGATCGTGGGAGAAACTAAGTCTAGACAACCAACAAAAGGCACTAGAGGCAATAATAGAGCATCGAAAATACTGGGCAGCAAAGGGAACTGATTGGGAGTTTATCCCTCATGCATCTACTTGGTTAAACCAAGAAAGGTTTGAGGATGAGCTTGTTATCGAGGAAAAGAAAAAAGAAGTATTAGCATGGCATAGGTCAGATCAGGGAACTCTTGCTAAAGGCAGAGAAGTAGGATGTCAGCCTTATCCTGGCGAGTCTATGGATCAGTACAGGCAAAGACTACATCGTAGAATCCTAGAGCTAGAGGGGCAGATGTGAACTACTTATCAGTCTGTTCTGGTATAGAGGCAGCGACAGTAGCTTGGCATCATATGGGGTGGAAACCAATAGCGTTTAGTGAAATAGAAAAATTCCCATCACAAGTATTGGCACATCATTATCCTAATGTGCCTAATTTGGGGGATATGACAAAATATAAGGAGTGGGAATTAAGTGAGCCAATTGACATTTTGGTTGGAGGAACTCCCTGCCAATCATTCAGCGTTGCAGGATTGCGTAAAGGACTTGACGATCCAAGAGGCAACCTCGCTCTTACCTATGTGGGAATTCTTGACAAGTTTAGACCCAAGTGGTGCATTTGGGAAAATGTGCCAGGTGTCCTCAGTTCTGGGGGGGGGCGAGACTTTGGCAGCTTCCTCGGTGCGTTGGGGGAGGTCGGGTATGGGTGGGCATACAGGGTGCTTGACGCTCAATACTTTGGAGTACCCCAAAGACGCAGGCGAGTGTTTGTTGTCGGATGTCTTGGAGATTGGAGAGCTGCCGCAGAAGTATTATTTGACTCCCACAGCTTGTCAGGGAATACTAAGAAGGGCAGAAAAGCGAGGGAAAGAGTTGCCTACCCTATTGCTGACTGCGCTCCAACATTGTGCGCAAGAGATTACAAAGGAGTCGGTAACTATGAAGTTGCGGGGGGGGGGAAGCTAATAATGACTGAAAAGATAGCACCAACCCTACAGACAAGCTGTAATGATTACAGTAGAGCAGATGGATTTTCTATGATGGTTTACGAAAACCACCCATCGGATAGCAGAGTTAAAGAAATGGGTGATGTTTGTCAAACTGTAACTAGTAGCTGGGGAACGGGGGGGGGGAATGTGCCATTTGTACAGAATGTTGCTTATGGTTTTGAGCCTGGTATCACAAAAAGAGAAGGCAATCCCAATCGTTTTACTAAAGAAATATCTCCTACATTGAGAGCAGAAATGGGCGATAACCAAGTATCTATGGCAAACAGTATGGCTGTCCGCAGACTGACACCAGTTGAGTGCGAGAGATTACAGGGTTTTCCTGATAACTACACAAACATTAAAGAAAACTGCCCTGATGGAGCAAGATACAAGGCTTTAGGTAACTCAATGGCTGTACCAGTAATGAGGTGGATAGGTGAACGAATTAACTCATATGAGACAATGCGGAGTTCGGCAGTTGTGCAAGTGGAGACAGGAATGGGGTTTGCAGAAGTTTAGGAAATATTTATCAGAACACAATCTTGATAAAGATTTGCTATTAGACTTCCAAGATCAATGGTTAAAAGGTAATAGGGGAGATACATGGATATAGATCCAACAAAAGCAGTAGAGTACATAATGAAGTATTCGGGAGATTTTGCTAAAGCCAAGGCAAACAGAATCTACTTAGAAAACTTCTTAAAGTCTAAGCGCAGTATTCTGATGTCTA